GACTCTTGGCTCTTTGAAGCAGTCCGTACTTGCACACACAGATGATTATGGTATTGAGAACATTGATTACATGTTCCCTGAAGCAAAGCTTAATGCAGGAGATCCTCAGTTTATTGAGAGAGAAACCGGTTGGGTAAGCAAAGTTATGGCTGGTGTTTCTAAGAACCCGTTCAGCCGTATTAAGTCTCTCTTTGCTGATATTACAGAAGACGAGGCAAGAGCTAAAGGTTACATCAAAGGTCACTACAAAAAGGAAGAGGTATTTACTCTCTTAAAGAGAACTACTGAACCCACAACTGTTTACAAGAAACAGAAGATTGACCGCCAGGATGTAATTGATATTACAGACTTTGACGTTGTAGCACTCATCAAGAAAGAGATGAGACAGATGTATGATGAGGAATGTGCTCGTGCTATCCTCGTTGGTGATGGCAGACCCACATCTTCAGAAGATCACATCGATGAAACACATATCAGACCTATCTGGAAAGAGGAAGATCTCTTCGCAGTTAAGAAAGATGTTGCAGTTGCAGCAGGTGCTTCAGCAGCAGTAGTTGCTAAGACATTTATCAACACAGTTATTAGAGCTCGTAAAGATTATAAGGGTTCAGGTAATCCTTCGCTCTTTACAACAGAGGATCTCGTTACAGAATGCCTTCTTCTTGAAGATGGTTTCCAGCATAAGCTTTACAAGAATGAATCTGAACTTGCTACAGCTCTTCGTGTTAAAGAGATTATTACCGTTCCTGTAATGGAAGGTCTTTCTAGAGAAGATAAAGGTGTTACAAAGAACCTTCTTGGTATCGTTGTAAACCTTACAGATTACAAAGTCGGCACAGACAAGGGCGGCGAGCTCACAATGTTTGATGACTTTGATATCGACTTCAACCAGATGAAGTACTTGATGGAAGGCAGATTCTCTGGTGCTCTTGTTAAACCTTTCTCAGCTATTATTCTTGAGGAATCTGTTAGTGTTACACTTAGCGTAGATCCTACAGATCCCAGCACAACAAGATATGGTAAAGAAGTAGATGATCTTCAGAGCAACATCCAGATTAATGAAGGTAGCCAGCAGATTACAGGTACATTAAGATACGTTACCGGTTACACAGGCTTCAGTGGGGATCCCGCTAAGCAGGAAGGTAACTTCTTAGCACTCGATCTTGCAGCAACACCTAATGGAACTGCTGTTATTAAAGCAGAAGTTATCGGTGGAGATAGCGAAGGTAATCCTGTTACCGTTGACGATGGAGTTCTTGTTACAAGAGTTGCTAACCGTCAGCAGAAGATTAAGATTACAGCTACAAACGGCGATAATGTAATCGAGCGTGTATATGGTCTTGGTTCTCTTAAGCTCAAAACAGCTGGAAGTAACTAAGTAAACACAAATCTTAAGGCAAACATACCGTAATAATCAGAACTAAATTAATTCAAAATAGGGGTGAAAGTATGAAAGTCTATGTAACTGTCGGATTCACAGTCTCCAAAGAAACTAGACCTGGCGTTTGGCAGCAAGATATTACAGATCGTAAATATTATGGAGAACTTTCGAAGCAGGTAAATAAATGGAGAACAGGAGACGGCGTCAATCAAGATGCCGATTTTAGTTCCCAGTTGTCCATCGTTAGTGACCCATTTGCTGTCAACAACTTTCACTCCATCAAGTATGTAGAATACTTGGGAGTTAAATGGAAGGTAAGTGCTGTTGAGATTATGAGACCGAGATTAATTTTAACGTTGGGGGGTGAGTATATAGATGGATAGAAGGCTTACTCTTCAAGAAGAACTTGAAAATGTTCTAGGTAGTAGAAATGTGTATTTTCAACCCCCTGAAACGTTAAAAATGAAGTATCCTTGTATAAGGTATACTAAAGAAAAACCGTACATTGAAAGCGCAGACAATAAGCGTTACTTTAATAAGGCACATTACAATCTTATCGTAATAGATACAGATCCAGATACTGAAATACCAGAAAGAATAGCAGAACATTTTATGTATTGCGATGTAGAAAGGTATTACAGATCAAATAACCTTACACACTGCGCTTTGAATCTATATTATTAATAAAAAAGGAGAAAAAAAAATGCCCGATCCTACTTATAATAATTCATTAGTATGGGATGCTACCGGAGACAGACTCTTTGAAACAGGTGTTGATCATGTTGTATTATACCCCATTAACAATAGTGGAGAATACAAACCTGGCGTAGCTTGGAATGGAGTTACAGGTATTGATGAAAGCCCTTCTGGAGCAGAACCCACAAAGATGTATGCTGATAATATTCAGTATGTAACACTTTATTCACTTGAAGAGTATGGATGCACAGTTAAATGTCTTACATATCCTGATGAATTCGAGGCATGCAATGGAATTGCTGATCTTGGAGATAGCACTGTTGGAGCAATTGCTGGACAGCAGAATAGAAAGAAATTTGGACTTTGCTACAGAACTCTTATCGGAAATGATGTAAAGGGCCAGGATTATGGTTATAAGCTTCATATTGTTTATGGATGTACTGCTAAACCTAGTTCAAAGAGCCATCAGACAGTTAATAACTCTCCTAATACAGAGGAAATGAGTTATGAAGTTACATCAGATCCTATTATTGCTTCATCATCTTCAAGTGAGAAACTTAAACCGCTTTGCACAATCGAAATTGATTCAACAAAGTTCACAACAGTTGATCAGAAGGCGCTCCTTGCAGCTCTTGAAAAGAAGCTTTATGGAGATCCCGAAGCATCATCAGCAGATGCAGGTATTCCTTATCTTCCGTTACCTTCGGAGATTAGAACTACTCTTACGCCTGCTGGCTAATTAAGCAAAAAATTCAAAATGGGGGTGGGTCGCTAAAAACTCACCCTCTTATTTTTTAAGTTAATAAAGGAGGAAACTTTAATGAGAAAGGAAACAATTACTTACGAGGATTTTGATGGGAATGAAAAGACAAAAGATTTGTATTTCCATTTAACAGAAGCTGAAATTACAGTATTAAACTTGTCAGAGAATGGAAAGTATGCATCTTTTGATAAAGATAATGCCGGAGATAACTTAGCAGATACAATCAGGTTGTTCGAGAAACTTATTCAGAAAGCATATGGACAGAAAACAGAAGACGGAATGTTTATTAAGAGCGAAAAGGCAAGAGAAGCATTTCTTTGTTCTCCTGAGTATTCAGAATTACTTACAAAGTTCATTTCCGGAGAGATCAATCCTGGTGAATTTATTATAGACTGTCTTCCTAAGAAACTTTCTAAGAAGATTGAAGTAAAAGACGGACAGATTAAATTATTAGAAGACAAATAATTGTCAAAAGGGGGAGCAATGTTAACAATTACGATAAAGGGTGGAGAGGCTTACAATGAAAAGACAAACAAATTTGTAACAATACCTCCTAAAACAATAAAACTCGAACATTCATTGCTCTCCTTACAAAAATGGGAGTCAAAACATCATAAGTATTTCATAGGAAATAAAGATTTGTCATATGAAGAGCATCTCGATTACATTAAATGCATGACTATTAATTCAGATGTAGAAGATTACATTTATGACTTTCTATCTAATGAAAACATGCGTGAGATTAAAGAATACATAGAAGATCCAATGACAGGAACATTCTTTAACGATAGTTTAACTCCTAAAAACAAGAAGAAGGAAATAGTTACTGCTGAAGTAATTTATAGTTCAATGATTATTCTTGGAATACCAGTAGAACTATTTGAAAAACGTCATTTGAATCATTTAATAGCTTTGATAAGAGTTTGTAATGAAAAGCAGAATCCAGATTCGAATAAGAATGTTAGTGAAAGAGATTTGGCTAAACATTATAGCGAACTTAATAAAGCTAGAAGAGCCCAAATGAAAACAAAAGGGTAAAAGCATATGAGTAATCCTATAATAACGATGACTCATCATGGGTCTTTTAATAAAACTGAAAAATACTTTGAGAAATTAAAGGAATTTTTCAAAAAAGGCGAACTAGATAAGTATGGTTGCCTTGGAATTGAGTATTTAAGAGAGTATACACCAAAAGATACAGGTCTTACATCGGAATCTTGGTACTATGAAATAGAACATGATGATGAAGGAATGGAAATTATTTGGAAGAACTCAAATATTCAAAATGGGGTAGAAATAGCTCTAATTCTACAGTATGGACATGGAACTGGAACCGGCTATTATGTTAAAGGAATTGACTATATTAACCCAGCTTTAAAAAAAGTATTTAAAGCATTAGCAGAAGACGCAAAGAAGGAGGTGAGAGGAATACTATGAGCACTACTATTGAAGAGAATGTCGTTAAGATGCGATTTGATAATAGTGAATTTGATAAGAATGTCGAAGAAAGTAATGAGACTTTAGACAAATTTAAAGATACCATAGAATCACTCCCTCAGGGTGTAAGTTCTGCATTTGAAACCGCTTTTAGATCAATATCTTTAGGTGACATGATAAACTTCGTTGCAATTGAAGGCGGAGTTTCAG